ATCAGTTCGATGATCTGGTTTAAAGTGGCTTTAGAATCCACACTTGAACCTCACAGCTTGCTTATAGCGTTGCAGGATTTTCTGGGTGGCTTTTAGATGACAGTTGAGCTTCTCAGAAATCTGCTTAGCGTTTAACTGCTCACGGATATGTAAGCGGACTACTTCTTTCTGATGCTCAGTTTCAAATTTAAAGCGTTTAAAAGCATCGACGTAGGCTTGAGTATGGTCTGGATCTTCAGCGGCCTTAGGTTGGTGCTGGGGGATCTCAGTGTATACGTCACCGTTCTTGTCATATTTCTCGAAGTCTTGAAAACCAGATTCTTTAAGTTTCTGATTCCAAAAACTCATCTCCTCGGCCGTAGGTCGGCGTAGTGATGTCGATGTCGGTGTAGACCGACCGTTGGAATTTATTGTCATTCGTATATCTCTTCTTTATCTTGAGTGTTGCGACCCACTTGTTTGTCAGGGGATCTAGTTTCTTGTCTGATTCTTGTAGTAGTCCAGACCTGAGCAGGACTTTGCAGTTGGCTTTGATGGTGCTGAGAGGCATCAAAAGCTGGGCTGCAATGTCATTCCTGCTCAGACCTTCGGATAAGTAAACGAGCTGGTAAATTTGATCTTGGATCATGGCATCCACATTTGCATTACGGCCGCAACAGCACCAGCTGGTATAAGCCATAAAAGGATGGATAATATCGTTTCAAACTGGCCGTGGCGGAGCTGAATCGGATCTAGTTTCTTGTCCATCGATGCTGAGTAAGCTGCGAATGCGTTGGTCATATGCTTCACATCGGAGCGCAACTCTGTTACGTCAATGCCCAAGTCTTTAATGTCATCGTTAAGCCGTTGAAGGCTGTCTTGGATTCTGTCTTCATTCACTTTGCGTCTCTTTCTCTTCTTCTTTAGTTTCTTTCGCTAGCTCTTCTAGAACTGCGTAAGCGCCGCGGAGCTGCTCAATCAGAATTGAGTCGTTCTTAATTCGCTCTTGAGCTGCTTTAAAGTTCTTTTCGAGCAGGTCCATTTTTTCTTTTAGCTTATCCATTAGCAAATTCCTTTGTTGGTGATTGATATTGTCATTTTACGACAGGTTTACGTAATGTTCAAATTATTCTTCGTTTGGGGTTTTACCCGTTGCAGCTTCACAAGCTGAACATTTAGTCGACAGCCCTTCGCTTGTGAGCACTCGGAAATGTTCGTTTGCTTTTACTATCATGCAGTTTGCGCATTGTTTCATTATAAGCCCTTGGAATGATTAAGATTTAGCGTAGTATGGCAAAACACGGGCGGTCCCGTTAATATTTATCTCGATATACCCTGAAGGTGTTGCAGGTAAGGCACTTGACCCTCCCGCGGAACCGACCGTTGACTGAGTAGCACCGTTAATCCTGTGAACCGCAGTTGTGCCTTCTCCGAACGTTAGTGCTGTAGTGCTCGAGTCGATGGTCAACGCATATTTACTACTAGCCCATGTGCTAGACGTTGTAACCGCCAAACCTATAGCTGGTGAGGACGACGTGATAGCAAGCCAGCACATGCCTGAGCTGCGTGGGATGTCAGTTCTCGTGCTGAGAAGGCCGTATGCTGCAATGTCGCCAGCGCTTGTGCTGCTGTTTACAATACTAATTCGCGGAGAAGCGAACGAACCCGGGCCGTTGCCTAGTGTCACTGAGCCGGTCGTCAAGCTTAAGGTGCCTGTGGTCATGGTAATATTACCCATGCCGCTCAGGTGGTTCGAAGCGTCAATGAGCAAACCGCTGTTCAGAAGGGTTTTGCCGTCGGTCGTGCTGTATTTAGCTATAGCGTTGGCGGTAGAGCTTGCTGCGCCGATAGCTTTCGTGCCCAATTGGGTTTGAATCGAGCTAGAAGCACCGCTTAAGTATCCGAGTTCAGTCGGGGTAACAGCACTACTGGTCAGCACCTTACTAGCATCGAGATACGGCACGGTTGATGCAGTTAGTGCATCGTGGGTTACCGAACCGTAGAATGTTGCTGCTTTAGTTGGACCAATGCGCAATGCTTCAGCTAGTGTTTCGCTGCCGTCCGGGGTAACCCAAAACGAAAGCCGCGTTGGCATGTCGTTATCGCCCGGTGTGCCATCAACCGCCGCACGTATAGATGCGCCTAAACTGTAGTCTACACCGTTGAAACCAGCGAAGTTGAATCTGCCGAGAATATCACCGTTTTGGACGATGGTTGGGCTAGCCTCAGTGCCTCTTGAGCGAATTTGAATAATGTTGCCGCCAATTGCCGCTGTATCGCCGTGACGATGAAGAGCTAGCTCGCTGTTGTCAGTGCCATCTTCAGCGCCGAGAGCAAGCACGCTTGTTTGTGCTACACCGTTTTGAGTAAAGCCTGTTGCAGTAGCGCCAGTGCCAATTCCAACACGTCCGTTTGCTGCATCAAAAGCTAAAGTGCTAGCGGTGGCTAGTTGGCCGTTAGCATCTGCGTAAGCTATACGTGCTGCAGTTAAAGCTGCATTTTCACTCATTACGCCGTTCACATCATTAGCAACCAGGCGATACGCAGTGCCATCTGCCATTTTAGATCGGGCTATATCAGCATCTACTGCCACACTTGCATTTACTACACTGCCGTCTGTGGGCACAGCTGTAGCCGCTGGCCAATTCGTCGAACTCATATTTGGTCCTTTAATTTATAAGAGCCTACTGCCGCAATATTGACAGAGGTTGTTTGTTGAGACACAAGGCTTTAAAAGAAACTGGCCGTGGCAGATTGTTGAAACCCGCTCACAGCCTATATGACATGGCTTAGGATGCCTTGCCGTTGAGGTAAATGTTGAGTGTGCCGTCGCCAGTTGTGGGTGTATATATGCACCGAATGTATCGCCACGGGTAGTTCGAAAGCGAAACTAAGTATCCTGTGCTGTCGTTTGAAGGTTGAACGAGGCTTGGAGCGAAGCTTAAGTCGTAAAACGTGCCTGTGCCAAGATGAGGATTATAGCTATTAGAGCCCTGGACTTTAATAGTGCCCGCTAAGTTGCCCGGGGTGAACGTAATGGTTGAGCCGGACTGCCCTTGGCTTGTAAACAGAACCGGAGTGCCTGCTTCAGCGTTTGCTAAAGTGCTTGCAAGTTGAATCGTGTTTGCGTCAACTACAATTACGTAATAATCAGTTGCTGAAAGTCCTGTAGGTAGTGTGCCTGAGGATGTTAAAGCAATTTTGAGGCCTGTATTAAAGATGTGGCCGGTGAGCGTAAAAGTGTCGGCTGTTGCATCAACGTTTGAATCTACACCGCCGGCCAATGGGGTTGAAGCTTCTGCGACTTGGACATCACTCGCTGTGCCTGAGATGGCTGTTGTGACCAATGCTGCAGCGGCCGGAAGGGCATCTACAGCGGCTTTAACTGCAGTTGCGTCGCTTACACCTGTTTCTAAAGTAACCGTGATTACGGTGCCTAATACGGCTACTGCTAGTGCTACACCTTCCACGTATTCAATCTCTATGTCATCACCGTCTACACCGCGCGTTACAGCTGTATATGTGATGTCTTGAACGATAAGTGAACTAGCTACACCGCCAAGGGCTGTATCAGCTGCTGCAGTGACTTTAGTCCATTCAATTTGAAGACCGATATTGTCAATAAGATCGGTATCTTGGACAGTGGAAACGATGTTGCCTGACATTTGACCGTCGGCGATAATGCGGTGTGGGCGAACGACTTGGCGTGAATAGCTCATTTGTCTTGGATCCTTTGGCTCGGTGTTTTGAAAGACTCTGATAGTTTTGAGGGTTTGTCTGAGTTTTGAACTTCTTGTTCGTCGGATTCAGACTTGGTGAATAGCTCTTGCAGCTGAGCAATTGAATCAGCTGTGAGTCTGTTGACGTTTAAGAGAACGCTTAGTAGTCGCTCTTGAGATGGAGTGAATGGCTCAGTTGCTTGAGTCACTATTGTGAATGCTGACTGCTTTATAAGCTCTGAGAACGACTGGTGATAGCGCTGAATCAGTTCGAATTGTCTTGGACTTAAAGTAGCCGAACTGATGAGTTCGATAACGAATTTAGGATCCACTGCTATAGCAAATTCTTCAATGAAATTGTGCTCTTGGAGCTTAGAAGGTTTGGCTTGCTGTGGGTTGAAAGGTCCTACTGGTTCAGTGACTGGCACTGCAGCTTTTAAGTCTTGTTGCAGCTCAACGGTTTCCAACGGGAAAGCACCCATGTACTCTAATAAGCGTTTTTGATTAGGTTCGTAAAGCTGGTCTAAAACCCTTGAGTAGTCATAGTTTGGTGGGTTTGTAGGTTTAAAGCTTGGTTTTGCTGATGATATCGCTAGCTTGAGGATTCTGTCGGTGTCGGGATTCAAGCTTCTCGGTTTAGAGCTGAGTCCATAAAGGTATCTAAAGTCAATCATTATAAGGCCTTAGGGGATGAATCAGCTTATAAATATTCGTAATTGCCCTACGGGTTGAGGTGAGCCACCTTACAGACTGGAAAGCGTTGAAGGGTAGGAATTAGGTGGAAATAAAAAAGACCGCCAGTCTGCACCAGCGGTCTTTAATTTCTATAGGGGTAGCTCTAATTTAGTCGATTTTGGGTGAGTTTGCAAGCTAATTGTGCAATCGGGGTGGACAATAGAGCCTGGGTAATAGTCGCTTTAAAGTCTTTGCATCCGGCCATATCACAAGTGTCGATTATAAAGTGAGCGAACTGCTGTGCTTCAGTGACAGTGTCTAGCTCGTCAGTGGAGTTCATTACCATGTCTAGTATCGTCGTGACGTCTGTAAGACCGTACTGCTGAAGTCCGTCGGCGAAATATAAAGCGATGTGATCGTTATCCATATGCTCAAAGTAGCCTTCAATTTCATCTTCAAATACAGTTTCGTCGCCTGCGTAGTTCGCTGTGATTTGCACGTAGTATTCACGCATAGAAAGCTTTTTAGTCTCAAGTAGGTCTTTAAAGAGATTGAAGGGATCGACAGCGCCGTATATAACGGTGTCAGCCGACTCTTCTAAAAGGCCTCTGAGGGCTTGGATATTAATTTGAGTGACTTGGATAGCACTTGGGTCTTCTTGTCTTCTTAAGCGATTTAAAGCCTTGCTCAGCTCTTTCTGGACGTCCTTCTGGTGTATCCATGCTTGCTGGTCGAGGATAGCGAGAGTGTGGAGATGGATGGTGTTTATGTAGTTCATTTGGATTCCTTTTCAATTAGAGTGAGGAGTGGGTTCGTTTCGTAAATTAAGTCTGCTATGACAGCCCGGAGCTTTTTGGATTTGTGGCGATCTGCTTGACATTGTTTGCAGTAGTTGAATAGCTCGTGAACTCCTCTTTTATCTTTAGAAAATGCCGCGTAAGGCTTAATCGTCTCGCAGCTCGAACAGAACTTGTGACCCTCAGGCTCGTCAGGAATCTGTTTTGGGATATACCCGTCGCGGATAATCGCTGTCGCCAGAGACAAGCTGACGCCAAACTCACGCGCTATCATAGCAATTGACCCTACGCCGTTCTTATGCCAACGCCTCATATCGTCGCAGCGGGAAGGGCTTATATGTGTTCTGACCCAACGGTCACGGCCTGAGTCGTGCTTCATTGGACCCCCTAGTTTGCCAAGACCACACAGTCCAGATTCAGCTGCATAGCGCATGTTCTCAGCGTGCGTCACCCAACGAAGATTTTCAGCCGCGTTGTTTGCCGGATTATTGTCGACGTGGTCGACACATGGCTTGTTCTCAGGATTCGGACTGTGAACACTGGCCACAAGTCGGTGCACCAAAAATTTCTTCTGTTTGCCTCCGATCCGAATGTTGATGCACTTATAGCCTCTTTGGTTCGTCCACTGCTTCTGGACCTCACCTGTCTTTCTCTTAATCAAAGTTCCATCCTCTCTTATGTCTATTTGGGCCAATACGGCATCTAGGATCTCTTTAGATATCACTTGGCACCTCGGCTATTCAAAAGCGTTTCTAAAGCCTCTGTGACCACTTGAGCGATATTCACGTCATGTGCAACTGCGTGCATCTTCAGACGCTTGTGAAGCTCAATCTCGATCTTGACTGTCAACTGCATCGTAGTCTTATCCATATTCATATCTCCTGTTTTGTGAGCTGCGTCAGTGCCGCTCTTCATATTTATGTTATGCCAGATTTTGATGTTGCTGTCAATATTTATTTTTTTTGAGTGTGAGGTTGAAATGAAAAAAGGCCCGAAGGCCTTGGTAGAGAAGCGTTAGGTGATGAACTCTTGAACTTCTATATACGCGTTTTGTGAGTGTCGTGGCGCTAACAGAATTGCAACTTCATCCAGTGAAAGCTCCCGCAACCCGGGTCCGTGCCCAGGCTCATTGGTACTTGGGGGTGGCGTGGCTGTGAAGAATAGATGGTAACACCAGTCTTCACAATTCCCAGGCAGCCAGGCCGCAATGCCGCTTCTTATCGGCGCCCATGTTGGAATTAAAAGCTTGTCTGGCTTGTAACCTAATCGTAGCAGGTCTTTGATTAGTTTGGCATGATCATTGCACAGCTTTTTGTGAGTGTGGGCATATTCTTTTTTGTCTACTGTGCACGTAGTACATTCAAGTATCCAAGTCATATTAGTTTCCTCACGCTATAAATTCGTTAATTTCTATTCTTGTTTTTTGAATATGCGCCGGCGCGAGTAGTAATTCGGTTTGCTTATCACTTAACCACAAAGTGTGAGTACCTGTTGCCACGTCAAACGTTACTACACAGCTCCAGCCGGAATACTGCAAGTGCTTCGGCAACTGCGCTCTGAACGTTCCAGCTGAGCCAAAGTTGATCGTTTTTGGTGTAGAGTTTAGGCTTAGAAGGGTCTTGATGTAGTTGGCATGATTGTTGCACAGGGTTGTATAATAAGCACCGACATCGTAATTTAAGCCGGTTGTGCAATCGGTGCATGAGTTTAAGTCGTGGTAAATCATGTGTGGGATCCTTTGTTTGAGGTTGATACTATTTTAGCCTGGTTTATAGAAAAAGGAAACGGGCGACCTAATTGAGAGTCGCATTTTGGTGGGGGGGGGTTAGTGCTTGAGTGACTTAATTAATAAGTAGAACAAACACTTACGTTCATAAAGATTCAACTTCTTGGCATAACGAGTGGCATATTTGATTAAGAAATCGTCACTAAATGTCGTAGTCTCAAAAATTACTCCGTCGAGATCTACAACATCTCGTGACAAACAACCACCAAACGGACGCCAATCCTGATTCGATTTTTGACGATTATTTGACTTAGACAAGAGCTGAAAATTGCTGATATGTAGAATCACGTTTGTGTTTTCAGCCGTGATCTTACTAATCGGTGTTCTGTGATCCAAATCAGAAGGCTCATTGTTGTATACGGTGCCATAATTGAGGAACCAACTAATGATCAGGTGATCAATTGCTTGTTGGTGAGTGCAACCCAATAGCTTGTGCTTGCCCTTAAAGCCGTTTTTGAGTGCGTATTGGATGGTTTGGTAAGCGTTTTCTTTCTTCATATTGTCACCTCTTCTTTCACTAAAGCTAATTTTGTGCCGGTCATCTTGTCGAAAAAGCTGTCTTTGTCTATACTGATACAGCGGCTGGTAGATCCTGCGTTTTGCCCTATCGTCGCTTTGTGTTTGTCAATCTTATAATCCATAGCAGCTAACTCTCGCGAGAAGGTATTCTTAGGTTTAAGATTCTTGACACCAGCACGCTCACTGAAAATCCTGAATGACTCATAAAGCTCGTGCATATCGAGTCGCTCTTTGCCGGGCTGGATATTAAATTCAGCCAAGAATGACTTGATTATGTCTTCTGCTTTCCAGGCTTCCTGCGCGTCAGTAATAACGTCGTGATGACCTTCAAGATAATCCTTATTTACGTCGATTGCCGACCAGAGTTCAATTGGGTCGAACTCTTCAATCTCAAGCCAGACTTTATATTTAGTTGCTTCAGTTGCGTGCTGGTCACCGACGAACTTCACTTCGTAGAATCGTCTAGACGATGTTGAATCTTGAGATTGAACGGCCATCGATGTATTTATGCCCGCAAAGTAGCCCTGAATCTTATTTGTGATCTGAACTGTTGCAGACGAATAGAGCGGACGATAGTCGCGTGTCTTAGCAGTTGAGATCGACTTGAATGCGTCATAATCTTTCTTGTCGAGTTTTGGTAACTCGTCCGGAAAAGCCACATAATTCTTAGCGAATTGTCCGGCTATTTTGGGGTCAAGCAGTTCGTTCATGCTCATTTGAAGGCAAGTTCTTGAAATGATAAAAGGTTTCAGCAGATTCTTAATCCAAGTTGTCTTACCTAGCCCTGATGCGCCATACACAAGCCATAGGGTTGGGTCGGCGGTTGGGATGTTGTGAAGTGACCGCTTAATCTGCTGCATGTGGTGACATAACATTGCGAAATCTGTTGGAGTCGCTTTGTGAAAGCGATTAAAGTAGTCCTTCAGAATGAGAGTTGCTTCATAGTTGTGGCCTACTGGGATTTTTCTTAAAAGCGTCGCTAAGCGATTTTGTTGCTCAATCCCAATCAAACGAACGCACTCTTGACTCAACATGGTTGCTGACAAGACTTGACACTTGTCAGGACGCGGCTTTTCTTTTGTGGGTGTATGCTCAGCAGCTATATTAGCATTAATGTCCGCAGCAGTTGCAGCGGCAATGCCAGCTATCTCAGCGGCCTCAACGAGATCAACCTGATTCTGGGTAATGAGACCTTCTGCGAGGGCAGCTTTGATGAAAGCCTTTGCTGATGTGTAGTCTTGTATGTGCATTGCAGTTTTCTTTCTTTTAGTTCGAGAAGTGGTTTGTGAGGATTGACGATACTAATGCCGATACTGTAATGCCCTGCTCTTTTGCTAGAATGATGAGTTTTGCTTTCACTGACTCATCGACTTTTGTCGCAACATGTGGCCTCTGGGCATCGCCCTTCTTTTGCCAGCCTGACTCATGAACTTCCATTTAAATATCCTTCTTTGTAAATAGTTTACAGTTTTAGACTTTTGAAGAAGCTGAGACTGCAAACTCAACTTCTATACTTATGTTAAGTCAGGTTTAGCAGATTGTCAAGAAAGAAGGTTAAAAAAGTTGATTTATTTTGTAAGTGGATGATTTTGTTTAAGATTTTTTAAGCAGATTATTATTCAGCTTGTTCAAGTAGATTAATTTACCCTGTTTCCTTGAGTTTTTTAAGATTTTCCTTGAGGTTTTTAAAAGATTAAGGAAGGTTGAATATACTGATTATCAACCAGTTGCTTTATATTTCCCTATTTCCCTATTCTATTTCTATAAAAGTAATATAAAAGAGTAGATAGTAGATGGTGATAGATTCTGTATGGAGGAAAGTTTGGAGCTTAAAAATCCAGGGAAAAGAGGAAATTGGCTTAAAACGACTGTGCCAGAAAGCCTACGGCCATTTTTGAAACTCAGGGAAACCCAGGGAAACTCAAGGAAACCCAGGGAATTCCCTGAACCCAAACCTCTTTCTTGAACAAACTGCATACAAAGCTGCAGTAGAAGCAAAACCAAACACACTTCTTTGAACAAAAGAAACAGCAAGCTGCTTAGCAACAGTCATATACTTAAAGCATGCCATCACCCAAACCCACCATTCTTTTGCCAAACTTCAAAACCTGGGCTAAAATACTCATAGAGATTAGATCTCTACACTCATACACCCACACTTAAAGGAATCAGTTATGACTACTACTACTACAGCTTCAACAATCCAGCCCTGCCAACAACCAATTCCTCCAAACAAACTGGACACTTACAGCTTCACAGTGCTTATCTTGTTTCTCGCTTTCATATTCTTCGGCGCTTATAAGCTTGAAACTAAACAGCGCTATTACCGCTAATGCTCACATTCACAAATTTAAATTTAAAGTTCCAACCACCACCAGCCGATAAGCATATGTAAGCAGGATGGATGAACCAAACTGCACAACCCAACTAGGAGAACTAATATGACAGCACTACAAGCAAACTTGAATCCAGTCGCAAACATCGTTCGCATGCTTCTAGAGTCAGCCAAGTTTGACTTTGACGGTGCAGTAGTGCAGCTAGCATGCGGAGCTGAACACGACGATTTAATAGAAGACTTCAAACAGATCCTGCGCGACAACAAGCTTGACCTTACTGAAATTGATGATGCTTTCGAACTTGAAAACCGCGAATACTTATTCAGCATCGAATTCTCAACTGCTTACTACGCTATGCAGTGCAACGGTAACGGCTCAGATCCTGATTTTGAATGTGACGAATGGATTGATGCTCAGCAGTTTGACGGCGGTGTTGAGCTTTGCACTTATGATATTAGCCAACTAGCCGTAATTGCAATGCTTTTGGGCTACGGAGCACATTACGACCTGGCATCAGCGCTTAAGCATGTGTATAAAGCTGATCTGGATTGGTCGATGGAAATGGCTGCTCAAGAAGAAGCTGAGCATGAAGAAGTGCTGAACGAAGAAGCAGCTTCACGCGGCATGGTCCGCAGGCAGCTGGACGGCAGCTATAAGTAATCGCCAGACCTAGCTACGGATGGCTAGGATCGATTCTGACGCGTTTAAACTAAGAATCAATAGTGAGATGAGGGTGAATTTATGAATGAGATTATCGGCTATTTTGTGGGATGCTTTATCGGAATGTGGATCGGCAACAACGTTCGTTCTTATCTCAATGTAAGCAAGAGAAATGCCATTTTTTTAAAGATCGAGAACCTAAAGGCCAAATACGACAGCCCAGAGTTTTCTAAAGAGCTGGATATAGTAGTCGACTTATTGAAGAAAGTAGGCGGCCCATGATTGGTTTTATTATTGGGTTGATAGCCGGACTGCAACCCCGGAAATTACCAGGCCGCTTAGATGTAATTCTCAAGATTCATGATATAAATATCAGAAATAAAATTCTTAATATAAAGACAAAAAATGAATCTTACAGCACTGATGTGATCACTTTCACTGAAGAGATGCATGAATTAATAAAAGACATCAAGGAGTTGAAATAATGGCAAGAGCTTACGATCAAAATCAAGATGAATACAGGTGTATACCAATGCAAACACGCATAATCACTATCAAAACTAAACTTGGCACTAAACAGTTTGTAGCACCTGTGCCCAACGTGGCATTCATAGCACGACTTAGGAAACTGCGTGAGCCGATTATAGAGGGTATTTGGCTCACGGATATGGAGTTCATCACTGAAAAGTCCTTTTGGTCAGAACAGGAGGCTCATGACTACTTGGCGGGTCATCGCTATAATGAGCAGGGTGAGCCAGTAGCTGTAGAAAGGCCTGCAGGACGTCCAGGACCAATGCCAAAGGCTGTGAAAGAGATAAGGTCAGGTTTAGAGTTTAAATCGAAATCTGAGGCCTGTGAGCATTTTGGTATTCAGATTGGCAGCTTGAACCACGCCTTAAAATGCAAGGGTGGCTGGTATGCCAAACATCACTTCATTCTAATTTAAAAGGAATTTATTTGATCAATTCTTAAACATGGGATAAAATACCTGTGAGAGATCAGATCTCATATACTCTCAGAAGACACTTACCCGCCAAATTGGCACCTAAACGACACTTAAAGGACGATTATGGAATATACTTATTACTACTTTCTGTCTGGCACAGGCGACAGCTTTAAACACTCAATCGCAGCACTCGATCTAAACGGCGACCCGGTAGTGATTTTGTCGCTTCTTCGTTTAGCAATGAAAGTCAATCCGGACTTTGATACGATTGTGATGGTGCGCGGTGACGACCTGAAGATCGGTTTTACACGAGATGGAGTGATCGCCAAAGCACAATTAAGTCAATTAGAACATTACCTTGCAGAAATGAAACGCATCACCAACTAAATGAAAGAGGCACAAGTATGAGCGACATCACAGTTTCCCCATTTGAGATCACTCCGGACATGATCAGCCCGGACATGATTGAGCACCACACTTACTTCAATGAAATGGCTAAGCTTACGAATCGTCCAATGCACGAAGTAGTGGCACTTACAATTCGCTGCAGTTTGGCTTATAGCCGAATCTACTCAGCTTTCGATGCCCTGCCGACTGAGAAGAAAGAGATGCTTGGTCAGAATTTTGATGACCTGTGCTTTGCGATAGAGCAAGACCCCTAAGCCATTGATTTGACTAACAAAAGGACCATTACGGTCCTTTTCTTTTTTCACCCATTCAAGGATTACTAATATGAACAGAGGCTTAGACACATTCATTGCAAACTCAACTTATTTGAGTTTAGATAAATACCTGCGAGGGCAATATAAAGTCACTGACTTACCTCCAGGAGGTTTAGAAGAGGCTACAGAGCTGATTAGACGTGTCAATCGCTGTTTGAATATCGTCGATGGACTACTAGCCTTGGACACACCAGCGCGCAAGCTAGAGGCCTCTAAGGTGTTTGTGACATCAGGCTATCGGTCCAAAGAACATAATGCTCGTATTGGCGGTTCATCAAGGTCAGCACACGTGGAATGTAAAGCTGTAGATGTGGCGGATGTAGGCCAAATTATTAGTCAATTTCTTTATAAAGATTGGCTGCGTTGGAAGGAGGATTCGGTGCTTGCTATATGCGACTTATACTTAGAGCATCCCTCTGCGACAGCCAGCTGGTGCCATTTAACGACTCGCCCTGTCTCAGTCCGCGTATTTAATCCGTGATATTAAATCCTTATCAAATAATTAAAGTTTCCCAGCTAAATGTCGATATACAATAAGAGGGCAGCGAGATTCACACAAGAGAAGGGGGCTGAGATGAAGTTTAATGACTCGTTTATGCTATTTATGCCAGTGGCGGCAGTGTTTTTGGTGCTGTGGATGATCTTTCCTGTATTGATGACAATCGTCGGAGCTTTTCTACTATGGGTGTTTATACTTAAGGTTCTGGGCAGGTTGGATTAATTGAAATAGTGTTTAAACAAATGAAAGGTGCTTTATGAGCAATTTAGTCACGGCGAACTTTGGCAATCTCAATATCAGGACTTTAGAAGAAGGTAGTAAATCGCTTTTCCACCTAAACGACACACTATCGGCCCTGAAGGTCACAAGGCAGGATGTAAAAGATAATGATATTAAGATCTTAAAGAGAACGGTTGATACAGGATTTGGACCAGAGCAGATGAGCTTTATTGAAGAAGGAGACGCATACAGCTTAGCTTTTGAGAGTGATACGGACGAGGCTAAAGCTTTCCAGAAATATGTGAGCAGTTTGATGAGCAACCTAATTAAGCACGGCACACTACCCATCAAAGCTCCAATCAGCTCTAATGGCACTGTGAGCGCTTCATCCATGCTTGGTTTGGATAGTCCTGATGTAGGTGTAAGGCAAGCGCCAGAGATGGCCGCAAAGGTTCGTGAGATGCTAGAAGGTATCTTAGGACCAAACATATTTAAAGATTTATTAAAGAAATGATAGTGCTGATCCGATAAGCGTATGAGTGTCTAAACATAAGATGAAAGGTGCTTTATGAATGCGATTGCTAAGATGTTTGAGTTTGAAGGTAAGGTTGTGGAGACTATCTGGGATGAGGAAAACAATAGAGCCCTGTTTAAAGCGAATCACATCTGTGATGTGTTGGAATACTCAAATCCACACAAAGCGTTGGCAGACCACGTGTTGGATAAGGACCTAACGAAACGTTACCCCCTTACGGCGGGCGGAAAGCAACAGACCAACTACCTGACCTTACCAGGCGTGCTCACTCTTATTGGTCGATCAAACATGCCTAAGGCGGTAGAATTCCAGCACTTTGTGAATGGGACGATATTGCCCGATATCATGACTAAGGGTTTTTATGTAGCGCCAGACTCTCAAGTCAACTTTGGAGATGTCTTAATTGTATCACAGATTATTTATGAAGTCGTCATTGTGAGGAGATTGACATGATTAAAAAAGAGATTCTAGACCAGATTCTGCTTCAGATAGACGTATTGGCGGATGGGACACTGCTAAAGAAGTCTACGGGTGAGGTTCAAAACCAGACAGTAATGACTAATGGATATAAGCATATCAATCTTAAAATTGATGGCAAATGGACGAAGTTTTATGTTCACCGCCTTGTGGCCAGTGTTTATTGCCCAAACCCAGAAGGTAAACTGTGTGTGGACCATATTGACTCCAACCCAGCAAACAATGCGGCATCTAATCTTCGTTGGACCACGCCCGCAGAAAATAGCCGGTATGCCGCTGAAGCAGGTCTCATCAATGGTAAGCTTAAGTCGGCCTTGAAGCACGACTCAGGCCGTGACCGTTGGGTTCGCATCTCTATCACAGCTGATCAATGTCATCAAATGATTGAGCTTTACGGAAAAATCAAATCAGTCAAAACAGTGGCTAAGGTGTTTGGAATCGGCCGCAACCTGACCACCGCCATCGTCCGTGATGGTTATGTGCCAAAGTGCGTGCCGCCAGAACCTGATGGAATGAAGTTTTGTTGCAGCTGCAATGCGATGAAGCTTTATGCCGCATTCGCTAAGTCTAGCAATAGGCTTTACGGACTCCAAAGCTGCTGTAGGGATTGCATAGCAGCTTTCTATAAAGTCCGTAAAGCCACTTAGCGACTGCCGAACATCTCATCGTAAGAACTAAACCTATCATCACTCAGCTCTTCATTAGCCGCTTCTTTATTAGTCAAAAGCCTGCGAATCTGTTGAGCGCCTTCGCGTCCATACTTCTCTTCAGCCTTAGCTAGCATATTGGCAGTTACCTTAATAATCTTGCCCTTCACCTTGATCGATTTACCGATTAGCTCTGTGCCCTTGCCTACGACTTTAGCAGCAGTGGCAGCTGTTGAAGCAAGGTTCTGAGCAGCTCCTACAGCTTTATCCGCAGCATCCTCAGGCAGTTTAGCTAAGAAGTCATTTACAACTTTCTCAGCCTTTTTGTCGAGATCAAACTTCTTGCCAAGCTCTTTACCTTTCTCAGCTAAAAACTTAGCTGCCGTTACAATCCCAGCAGCTTTCTTATCAAGGGTGAGTTCGCCAGACTTAATAGCATTGTGAAGACGTGCTAAAGCTTTAGGGTCTTTGCGAGCACGATTCCACGCGGCAGTGACGCCCGCTGTAGCAGCACCCAAAGTTAGACCGCCTGTTGCAGTGGCAATAAGGGCATTTAAGCCGAGATCGCCGAGATCGCCCGTAACCTCCTTACCTGGCTTTACAAATGCGCTGGCAGCCCAATGGCGACCTTCAGGGCTACTAAAGAAACGAGCGTCCGACTTCATCACTTGATAAGCGTTTTCTAAAGCTGCTAAGCGACCTATTTGCATAATCTGATCATCTGTCGCAGTCAGAATTTTCTTGTATTCTTGAGGACTTACGTTCTCACCAAACTCTTTATTCAGCCACTGCTTTTTGTAGAAAGATAATAAGTCTTGTTTTTTGCCAAGCCGATCTTTAAACATCTCGTCGGTCTGATAAGCGGCTTTAGATGCTCTGCCGACATCGCCCGATCCAAGCGCGTTATACTGATCATTATACCTACGCGCGGTGCTGTCGATATCCTTTACAACCTCATCCACAGCTTCAGAATGGAACATCTTGGCTTTACGCACACCGCCAGTTAAAGGGTCTAATGGCTGGTTCTTAAACAGTTCTTTCTTCTTCTGCTTAATTCGATTCGCAATCTGTTGCCGGTGCTGTTCGATGACATCGTCTGACACAACTCCGCGTGATATCAGCTCATCAGCTATCGACTTAGTTTCAGCATCCCAAGGCGCGAAGGGATCTTTCTTTTCTTTCTCAAGCATATTAATTAAAGTGGCTTTTACAAGCGGCTCTTTAGATGGACTTAATGCTGAGAAAGAAGAGTCAACTGCACCGGCGGTGTGAGCTATTTTCATTTGATTAACGGTGTCGGCTATACCAACCTTGCCAGTCCGCTCAGCTAGTTCTTCTAGGGCGCCAACAATGTTCTCATCACCGTCTTGAGCCCTTACGATATTAAGAATATTGTCGATGTCTTTTTGATCTACATCTTGGTCTTTTAAGAACTTTGATATACCAGATTCAGTAAAGAGATTCGCAGATTGCAAATCCAAGTCGCGTGCTGCTACAACCTGCTTACCTTCCCAGTTCTTGTAGGCCCCCCAGCGCTTACCGTGCAGGTTCTCACCGACATAATCAATGCCTTCAGCGGCTTTCTGATTAAGCTCTGGATTTTTAAGAGCATTCTGAATAACTTCACCGGTCGTTTCACCGGCTATGCGGGCTTTACCAAGCAAGTCTTCACCGGCAGCTTTAGCAGCTGATATAGCTTCGTCAGTTTGCATCTTACTGAAATCATTAGCTAATCTACCAGCATCGTCCGCTTTAGATGAAACATAGCGGCCGCCACCCTCAATGGCTTCTCCGCCAAGCTCAATCAGCTCACCAACCGGCTTAGCAACCTTAGCACCAGCGCCAATAGCTGCTGCACCACCCTCCAATGCGCCACCCAAGGCACCGCCAATAACTGCATCTTGAGCAATTTGGCCTGCATCAAACTCTTCAGCTCGTCCATAGCTTTCTACGCCTGCTTGTAAAGCATTACGACCAACGGCACTACCAGCTTTAGCTAATAATCCTGCGCCTTTAGCTGCATTTAAAGCTCCTGCGCCAGGGATGATACTTGTAGCAGCTGAGCCTAACAGGTCACCCCCACCGTAAGCCCAAGGGCTAGTTTCGCTTGCTAAGCGGTTCTGGTCGCGTTCTGCAGCTACGTTGGCAGCATACTTATCCCAGAAAGCCCGCTTATCGGTATCCCACAGAGCGGCTTTACCGAACGCGGCAATCTCATCTGCAAAACCCAACGTGAGGCCTTGAGCAGCACCACGGAGACCCGCAACAGCTGTAGAAGGCGCTTCAGTTTCAATTGGTGACCACTCCGCTTTAGAAAAGTCAGGAGTGGATTCACCGGGAATTTCTTCCCATTTAGCTTTAGAAAAATCCATACTTAGTTCATCCTTTTGCCGCGTGTGTCGAATATGCTGCCGTCTGGGTATTTGTGATACTCTTTACCATCGATGAAAGTCCTCATAGGCTGACCTTCTGGCTTCTTATCGGCCTGAGCTGGTTGTGCACCAGGAGTTTCAGTTTGCTTTTTAAACTGTGCAAATGGATCGGCACCGACTGAGATTCGCGGATCCACGCCATATTCTTTAGATAAGCCTTCGTAATGATTACGATTATCCTTAATACGACCTGAAAACTCTTTTGCTTGATCTTCAATCGTTTTATCGATACGTGCGCGATTCTCAGGGCTTAGCGGACGACCGCTTACATATCCACGCGCGATATCGACAAGCCCAGGAATGCCAGAGCTTAGCATTGAAGTTTTAAGTTCGTCCGGAGTGACTTGCGAGTTTGGATCGCGCATCTTCATTGCCCAGATCAGCCGAGTTTCATCCGCTTTAGCATCGTTTCCTTTTATGCTGCGATACTGCTTAAACGCATCAAGACGTTTCATGTCGTCTTTCGTAGCGGCTTGGTATTCATTACCAAATTTGAATGCCAGCTCGGTTTGCTTAGACTTATCCGGCACTACATCTTTCGTAACCGTGGACGACCGTGGAGCTAGCTGACTCATCAGGTTCACTCTAAAGGTTGCTTCTTGACCTTTCAGCTGCTCACTAATTCGCAATGCCTCATCACGGACAGCTTGATTCTTAGCGCGCTCTGCGATGATTCCAATTTTGTTTTGAATCTTATTAAACTGCGCAAGCGGTCTGGCAAGTAGTGAGTTGAGGTTCTGCTCACTCAGCTTAGCGCGCTGCTCTTCGCTTACACGCAGTTGGCCGATGACTCGTTCTTTCTTAGCCACTTGAGCAGCGTAGTTACGATAGTCGTCGTCCATAGCTTTCTCAAGAGTCTTAAGAGCCATATTGGTGTCAGACCGCTGTAAGCCCTGTCCAACCGCTGCTAAAGCAATACCAATAGCAGCACCGATTTGTTGACCAGTTGAAGCTTTAGTCCAGAACCCTTCATAAGATTGATTATCAAGCTTTTCAACTTCGCCATTAATCTTATCCATCGCGGCTTTAGATGCTGCAGCTTCTTTTTCAGCTTCTTTAGCTTTAATCTCGTCAGCTTCTTCACGATACTTATTAGCCTGCTCCATCTGGCCAATCGTCTCATTACCGAATGCAACTTGGCGATCAGCTGATTGAGTGATGGCTTGAGCTTGACCTGCGAATGCATTGGATGAATCAGCGATAGCCTGACGCAGCTCTGGACCAACTCCAACCGAGCTTGTAGTCGTCTCTGTCGTCTTTAAAGGAGCTGGTGCTTGATAAACAGGCGCAGGCTCATTTTGGACAGAAATTGGAGTAGGCTCAGGTATTGCCTGAATCGGTGCAGAAGCAACAGGAGGCACCACAGGCGCCGCTACAGGAGCAACTGGTGTTGGAAGTGGAGTTGGTTTAAAAGCAGCTGCAGCTTCTCGCTGTTTAAACTGCTCTTCAGTCATGCCAGCAGGTAAAGGCACGCTAATACCGCCGACTGTTTTTACGTATCGCTGTTCAGGTAGTGAACTAAAGTCCATATTCAAATTCCTTTTAAATTATTCGTCTTCATCTTCATCGACTTTTGGAGCAGGGGCACCAGCTTTAGCGGCAACAATTGTTGCACCAGCCTGAATGACATTGCCAGTAATAGCATCTTGTCGAGCTTTAGCAGCCATGTCCTGTTGGGTTTTGATGCCAAGCTTTTGAGCAGCGGTTTGAACCATCTGATTAGTCTGATTCTGAATCGATGCGACATATAGACGGACCATATCCTGGCTCATACCACGCCGTGTCAATTCATTAGCGATATTAGTAATGTCAATCTGCTTTTGCATATCAGCATTCTGCATGCTGACTTGAGTGCCAACCTGACTGTTCTGAATCGAAGCGGATAATGCTCGCTGTGCGTCGTTTTGAATTTGCGTAGTAGCTGCATTAAGGATATTAAGAGCCGCTGCATCACCCTGAGCAGCCCTTGCTTTCACTACTTCTAAATCGACGCCCTGATTAGCCAGAGATGCTTTTAAAGCTCTTTCACTGTCAGCCAATGCTGCAGCTTGATTTGCTATTCCAACCTGAGTCTGATTCTGCTGTTGAGCTAAGTCCTGCTGACGCGTAGAGCCTACCAGCTCATTATACATCCGTTGCTTAGCTTCCTGCTCAGACATACTAATTAGGCCTGCTTGTTGAGCTGTGGCTTGTGAAGTGGCTGCAGTTTGTTGAGCAGCTAAACGTTGGGCTAAAGCAGGATTCATTCCACCAGCCAGAGCCAAACCAGCTTGTGCTGCCCGTGCACGCTCATCCTGATACTTAAGCTGAGTAAGAGCAGCTGACTTAGTTGGATCATAAATCACATTACCATTTGCATCGACCATATTACCAATCTGCTGAGCCATACGTGCACGCATAGCGTCCGCATTAGCCTGATCAAGACCGACTTGGGTAGTAGCTGCACCACCCTCAACATTGCGAATGTCGCCACGATTAATCTGATTATTCGCAATAGCTTGGCGATAAGCCTCAGCTGCATCTTGAGTTGACTGTTGAGTAGATTGGGTTTCAGCTTGAACAGCTGCAGCATCGTAGCGTGGATCATTTGGGTTAAGTCGCAAATTCATGTCGCGAATTCTGGCCTGCTCATCCGCAATGGCCTTGTGCTCCATTTCAACGCGCTTATCCTTTTGGCCAACCGTGTGCTTACGACCTTCTACGACGTCCTGGCCTGGCGCTAAAGAGCCTACGATATCGTCTTTCAGCTTTAAGACTGAACGACCGAACGAATTATAGTTCGACATTAAGATCCTTTCTAAGATCTGATATAAAGTCTTAAGACCTTATTGTTTGTGAATTTGGCATTTTGAAGTTGCCGGTTTTAAGTGCTAGCTCTAGGCTCAGCTGACTTAAAGTAAAAGCCGCAGAAGGCACTGAGTCAGGAAAGGCATCTTCTAAAGTAATAGAAAAGCTTTCACATTTTTGAATTGCGGGTTGAAAGCGAAACTGGAAAGTGGGATAAGCAATGCCGCCGTAAGGGCTTTGATCCCCATAAACTTCTTCACCGTAAACAGAGTCGTAAGCAGTGAGATTAGTCATCCAATTCTCAGCTGGACTATCTACGTAGTTATAAGAGATTTTAGCCCGAAATTGAGAAGCTGCCAAATAATCTCCTAAAATGGTAAAAGCTCTCAGTCTCTGAAAACCCTGAATGCCCGCTGCCGCAATGAATCCAGTCTGAATCTTACTTCTGATGGCTGCTCCATTTATTGAATAGCTGCTTCTATTCTCAGTCATGACCAGGTCAGTGTTTCTAAGCCAGGTGTAGGATCCTGCGTAGTTTGTAGCACTTACGCACGGCATATTCGTCTGAGTGAACCACATGTTGTAGTAGTAATTATATGTAAGCGTAGTTCCTGATTCAGTTGTGAAGCGAATCTGGTTCTGGTCAGCAACAACTACAGCACTAGTGATACTCAGTGCATTATAGTCTTCAACCGGCGCTCCAACGTAAACAGATTCCAAAGCCCTGCTTAGCTTGTAGATGCCTTTGGCCGACTTGAATACTAAGCCGTCGATATACGATACAACTGACTTAGGTTCAACTGTGCCCACGTCAGTAGCAATAGCTTCAATCGTAAACTGTCCACCGCTACCAAAGTTGTTTGGTCCATCACCGGTCAAGTAATAGGCTGTAGTTTCTTTGAAGATTATAAGCTTCTCATCCATCTCAGCCAAGGCTGTGATACGACCGCCTTTACGCGGCACAGGAATCGAAAACTCAGATCCAGAGAAGCTTACACATTGACCTTCACCCCAAAGCTTAGAGTAGATGAGGGTATTAGGATCTTCACCGACTACGAACAGACGATTCTTTACGGCTTGGACTAAGTTCACTGCAGGAGCAGCTGTGTTGTCTAAACCGCCACCTGTTGTGTAAAGAGGTTCACGAGTGATTAAAGTAGTGTCGCTTACTGCATCCGTGAATGTGATCGTGTCAACCGTTGGATCGTTATAAGTAGGGCTTGTGTCAGATGAAACTTTGTAGAAAATTGAACCTAATGTTTCAGTCCTATAAACCTCAATCGTCGGCGCAGTCCTACTGCCACGTTTAGCTGTGTAGCGTAAGGTTGGGATTGTGACAGTTACGTCCTTAGGTCCACCACTTACTACATGCACTTCAGGCAGGCTTGTTTGGCTTCTACAAATCTGGCCTTGGCTGTCTGTCCAATTCCAAATGACAATATACTGATAGGTGCCATTGGCAACTCCAGTTCCAGATGCTGAAGTAGCAATTGAGATGCCTTCAGGATACATGTGGTATTGATGCTCAACAACCGACTGCCCATCAAACACTTTTAGAAAGCCGCCTGGAATGTGTAAGTTGCCGCCTAATTGGTCAGCCAGGCCTAGGTCAATGCTTTCGTAGTTCAGTTCAATTCTGTTCAAACCTGTGAGTGAATAGACAACCTCACCAGCTGTTACGTTGCGTGTTTTACGTCGTCCTGCGAAGTTTAAGCTGTCGCCATATGTCCATACACCGCCGATATGACTTGGTATGGTGCTATGACCACCTGCAATCGTCGGCAGGATCTTGGTGTCAATAATCCCATTGCGATCTACAACGAAGTAAGTGTCCTGCAAGAGATCAGCAGATTGGTAAGAAACGGCGACACTGCTGAGGTCATCTGTAGTCAGAAACGGCTTAGAAATCAATCCTGCGGCTCTCTGGACTATGCTAGTTGTAGCTGCAGTGTTGGCTGATACATTAAATAAGTTGTTTGAAACAATATTATTAAAACCAGACGCGCCGTCGTCAATCTCAAAGTAGATATCAAGCTTAGTTGAATAAGCAACAGCACCGACATTGCGGACATCCGTTTCAATATCAACTACAGCTGCAGCTTTGTAGGTTGTGAAGTCGGAGTAGAACCCCATTGTCTTCACACCAGCAACGCTATTAGACCAAACGACATGGAATGGCACTAAGCTAGTTGGACTTGGTTGGATACCCAACGTAACGGTAATCGCCTGATCTGGATCTTCAGTTGCAACTACAATCGGATCAGGACTACCATTCAAGGTGTTGCCAGGTTCCATAGTTTGAAGGAAATATAAAAGACCTAAGTCATTACTGGTATCGCAATAGGCCACAACCATCTTCTGACCTAATACACATACATCGTAATAGGAGTCAGTGCCATTTAAGTCAGTCACTACTGCTACAGGCGTTGAGAATGCAGCTGATTCAGCTTTAGAGCAATACAGTGTGTTGTTGCTAGTGCGTGCCCAGAATAGAAAGAGCTGGCCGTTTAAGCCCACACAGCGTGGCCTAGTTCCACCTCCATCGATGCCAGTCTCATTAATGATAGTAGCACCAGACACCATATCCACGACCTTACATTGCAATACGCCGCTGCTATTACGCCAGGCGTATAATGCCTTATTGCCTGCAATGGCCATGTCAACTTGGGTCTGCTCATAAGAGTTGGCGACGATAGGGTAAGTAGTTGTCTCAACTGCTACACACTCCTCCTTATCGCTCCAACGGTCATTAGATGAGCCGTAGCTGTATAAGCGGTCTTTTGTGAGTAGGATTAATTCATCGTTAAAGTTGGATAGCTGTATCATGTCGGTGATTAAGTCATTGCTAGCATCACGCGATGAGAAGGCATCGAAGCCGTAAGACTTCTGAAGCTTACCGGTTTTATTCATCTGGACATTCTCAGCTACTAAAAGCTGAGTTTGGACAGCATTCTTATCAGTCTTTTGATCTAATGACATGGCAAAAGAAACGGGGATTACAGTAGATGGAATGGACATATATCTCCTAAAAGCCTTGTCAATAAGGCTGGGCTTGGTTTTTAAGGTTTTTAAGAAGAGAGAGATGCTCAAAGGCTTGTGGCACAATGAGCTATCTCTGTGAATAGCACTGCTCTAAGTGTTTAGTCAAAAGCAATCAAATTGCTTTTAGTTGTCCAACTGATAGGTCATTTGGACGTTGCAATACCTGGTTTGGCTTGGACCACCTGCGCTGAAGAAGCTTGTCATACCGATAGTTTGAGTGCCGTCAATTGCGATGATTCCGAAAATATCAGGATCCGATTGACCGACTTGCTCATAGTTGGAAGAGCCTGAAACGATCGTTCCCCAACCCTCATTAGACCCACTGAAAGCACCTGCTGTGCGTGCAACTGGTAAAGAGATTACGAAGCCGTAGCTTGAGCTGCCATTGGACACAACAGTGAACTGTAAATTGACTGTGACGATATTACCAATGCGCTGATATTGAGCTTTAGACAAGCTGCCAAAGGTTCCGTAACTCATTGTAATAGTCGGCGAGTAGTTGCCACCAGTGATAGTACCTGTTGGAACAGCCTGAAAGTTCACCGCACCTTGGAAATCAGCTGTCGAGTTTACATCGACAGCTCCAGTGAATGTTGCTGTTGTGTCGCACAGAAAAGCATTACGAATCGTAACAGCACTATCTGTCACGCGAATACGTTCAGTAGAGCTTGTGGTGATACTTAGCTGACCTGATCCGCTGCGACCAATACCATTTGTTGGCAATGCAGCGGTAGAACCGAAGTTCAGAGAACCGGACAAGTTGTGAGCAACCGAATCGTGTGTGCCATTGCCAAGGCTAATTACGCCTGTCGCAGCGACTACGTTTATAAGGCTTAGCGGGGTTGTGCCTCCGTCAGCTGTATAGTATAAGCGTGCGTTGGATGCTGTAGCTAAAGCACCGATACCGCTTGGGCTTGTGCCATTGCGATACACACCCCATCCGGTTACGTCAGCGTTGTTGTTTTGAGCAAGCAGTTTAGGTGCGGTGTAGCTACCAGCAGAGTTTGCAAAGTCAATTGTTGCTGCAGCTGCTATACCTACGCTTGTCGCTCCGACATTTACGATTGCGTTTGCGTTGTTGTAAAGGCTTAATATCGTTGATGAACTTTTAGCTATGCCGTAGGTCATTCCGCTTAAGTAAGTGTTCTCGAACCTAAGGCCGCCATACATCCGGTGCGGTTGAGTAAGTGCGGACTCACCCATAGTCGCAATACCGCTGTCAAGACCAATACTAAACAAGCTATCGTAGTCAACTTGGTTAACTGAGCCGTATATAGCATAGGTTGGGCCACTCGAAACGATAAGAGCGTGTGCTACACCAGCGGGGTTAGTAGTGTCAATCTTATTGCCAGTCATGCCTAGAAAGAAGCTATCACCAACGTTGCCGTTTTGGACTAGAATGCGTGGTGCTGTAGCAGAAGTCCCACTTCCACCTGCGGTTGAGAGAAACACATCACTGGCGAATGTTGCATCAGTTGTGAACGTATTACTAAAAGTGATAGCACCACTTCCACTGACCTGCATTGTAGTGGCAACAGAAGGCGCCACGGATGGCAGAGATAGGCTGTAGGACGCTGTTGAGGCGCCTGCCTGTATCTGCACTACCCCAGATCCTGACGACTGGTTTGACAATCGTAACGTGCCCATTAGGACAGATGCGGTGATGCCAGATTCTTGAAAGAAACTATAAATCTTAGTAGCGTTTGTGTAAATGACTGAAGCAGGATCAGATCCGCCGTAGTCACCACCGATTGTGCCTAGTGAACTTAAGTTTAAGCCTGAGCCGTCGGTAATTTGAACGTCGACACCACCCAGCGTGCGCCAAAACATGTTGCCGCCGACTGAGTAAACCGATGTTTCAATGTTTGAGTCGGCCAATACAGCAGTCTGATCCGTATAGCCGGTTCTTACTAAGTCGATAGCTGAATAAGAGTTGAAGCTTAAGTCTGAACTGATTGTGACTGCAGCCTGGCTGATAGCTGAGCCGTCGCCAAGGGTGTGAGTGTGGTCTGATATTCGCTCTAAAGCGGCATTAATCTTTGTGGCCCAAGCCGGACCTAAAGTTGAACCGACAACCGGTAGGTCCAACTCCATATTGCCTGTGGTCATTGAATTTCCTTAAAAGAAAAGGATTGTAGCTGTAGCAATTGCTGAGCTATTAATATAAAAGAATGTTGAAGTCTGCTGAGCGTAAGTGTAAGTGGTCGTGGCAGCTGTCTGTGAGACGATGATATAGCCGATAGGCACTCTATTCAGTCTGTGTCCTACTACATTATCACCGACGGCTAAGTCAGCTGTGACGACCGATACAGGCCCTGTGAGCGGACTTTGTTGAATGAAGTTTAATACTACATCTACATTGTCCTGAGTCCTATTAAGATCTGCATCCTTAGATCGAATCTTATTAAGCCTCACCAGCCACCCCAAACTGTGTTGTATCGCATTGCATTGACATCCTGAATAGTCTCAGGCATACCCGTGTCGCGATTATTAGCTGAAGCTTTGATACGAGCTATCATTTCTTCACGCTCTTTAAACAGCTCTTTAGTGTCTGATTCTTCTTTTGATAAAGCTTTGATAGCGGCAGAGATGACAATCAAGTCATCCCAGCGTTGCATAGCTTCAGTAGTATCAGAATCGGCTACGAGTGGGGTGAAGGTTGGTATATACCAAAGCTTGTAAGTTCCAACTGCACAGTCCGTTGGGGTGATGTAGAGATTGTCTTTCACAAGTCTGTATTGCACCATTGGACGACCTAAGTAGGATAGCGTCGCAGAGGCTTTAATATCCCGGTTATTCCAGTTGAACTTAAGCATTGGGATGTAAGTGCCGGTCGAGATCCTCAAGCTTACGCCTGCGACTTTATAGGTATCAGCTGGCAGTGGCACCGTGTGGCCTGACGTGATACTTAAGTCAGTGTCGATTGTGTAGTAGTCTTCAAAAGTAGTTGTGAGAAGATCATACAACTCAGCATAAGAGCCATTGATATACCGCAACCACTCAGCATCACTGACAAATTTGGAATTAATCATGTCCGCACGATCTTTAGCTTGCGTGCGAATCTCTTCTAAAGTCATGCCAATCATAATTACCCCTCGTAGTCAGCTAGGATGTCTCTTAGTTCGCAGAATGCTTTGATGATCATCTTTGGATTCTCAGAGTGCACAGCGTCGATGAGCTTTTCAGCTGCAGCGATTTGGCCTTCCTCTTCATCCATCTCATCTTCATCACCAGATTCAATTTCAATCTCAATCTCTTTAGGTTTACGCTTAGAGAGGATTGCAGCTGCCATATTTTTTACGTCACGTTTCATTTGGATTCCTTTGTAGTTTGATAAGAAAAAAGGACGGCAAGCTTTTGCCGGCCGTCCTGAATAGCTAGATATTAGCCGATGTCGTTTGTATCGTAAGGGCTTGGACCTTGACCAACCGTGATCATAAGCCGCAGCTCTGCTGAGTTTGTAGCATTGACGGCTAATCCTGCATAGTCCTGAAGCTGAATCTTAAAAGCACCATCAGCAGCGAATTCAGAATTGACTACTGCGCCATCTTCTAATACTGAGCATGAAGCCCAAGCTGATACAGCGTTGTCTACGTTGACTGCAGTGACGTTTAAGAGCCGTTGAAAGCGGTCTTGAAGGGTAATGGTATACTGCCCAGCTGTAGATTCTTTTACAACTGACAATACTCCACCGCCGTATGCGGCATCTACAGCACCAGAAGCGCCGACTACTACGCGAACGAAAATGTGAAAGATGTTTGGTTCATATTGATACGACAAGTTATTTGCCGTGATGACTTTACGTGCCATTTGGATTCCTTTGATTTAATTTGATGAAAAGAAAGATAGGCTCAGCACCCAGGTTATGAGCACTGAGCCTATCTGTTTAATTAGCTAAGGATGACTTTTGCGTTGTGCGCAGGCGCCAGACAAGCAAGCTGTCCGAAGAACCTGTAGCGTGCTTCATAGCTAGCTGCGTTTTGAGTACGCAGCATGAACAAGCCGTCTGCGTTCATGAGTGCGATGAGTTTGCCCATCGAACCAAGCTGCCAAGAGTTGATGTCCAGGACGTAAGCTACATCGTTTCGGTTACAGCCGTTGTCGGCGATAACGAACATTTCCGAGTCAACGCCGTACAGCTTCAAGCCCGAGAACGAGATTGTAGTGTCTTTAGCTACTTTGGCAGACTGCACGTCGCGGTTGACAGTGGTATTCAATTGGCTTACCAGCTGGCTGTAAGTCTGGTAGGACATGAACACGTGTGTAGGTGTGCCGCCGTTATTTGCTACTGCCACAGAGCCTTCATAGATAGCCTGCGCGATAGTCATACCAGATCCATCGATGACAGAGCCAGCAAGACGAACACGGTCCTGTGAGCGGTTTACACCGAAGTAGCTGTCTGAAGAGCTTACTGTGTCTGGCAGCCAGCTTTCAAGTCCGTAGACCTGCTGCGTATCTGACGAGGTCGGACGGCTGCCATAGAAAAACACGAAATCGTCAGCTTGAATATCGCCGTCCGAGGTGTATGCTTCAGCACAAGTGATTGTGCCGGCATCACGGTCAACTTTAGCGATTGTGAATTCAAGGACGTAAGCAGGAGCAGAAGCACCTGAGCTATGGCGTTGTGAACCACCAGTTTTGGCCGACCAGATGACCAGTTTTTGGCCAATTTCAAAGTTTTGAATTTGTGGCAAGAATTTAACGGTGAGGACCATAGGGTCAGCTACGGACGGCTCAGCTGCTACTTGTCCAACCCAGCCAGAGCTTTCACCGAAGAGTTCGATGCTAATGCGGCGACCAAGCGAACGCATAATAGAGTCGATAGCTACAGTTTGAGCACGCATGAAAGCAAGCATGTCGCCGCGCGATTGCTCAATAGCTTGTTCGGTTACGGTTGCGAGTGCGTAGATGTAAGTGTAGCTTACAATCCATGCATTGATGATTGGGCTTGTGTTATAGGCCAAGCTTTGAGCTACGGCAAAGTCAGTTGCAACACCTTGGGAATCGCTTGAGATCATTGGGATCTTCCAGCTATCACCACCGATGTTTTCGTTTTTAGGAACCATCGAAAAGAACGGCTGCTTAGTGTACATCAGCTCAGCGATTTTCTTTGGGGAATAATAAGTTTTTAGCGCACCTTGGATTTCGTCTAGACCTAGAGACATATAGTCACCTTATTTTGGTTTTTTAGTAAATGATTTAGCGATAGCGGCCATCCTTTCGATAGGATCGTCGATATCATCGAATGAAACTGGTTGTGCAGCACTATTTAGATTCTGTGAAATTGATCTTGACCGTTTGCGCGGCTGTTCAACTTCATCTTCATCTACTGATCTCTTATTTAGGAGTGCCATCACGTCTTTAGCTGAAGGTTTCTTGCTCAGCTTTTTAGAATTGAGTAATTTTGTCGCCTTTTCGTATAGTTCTTCTTCAACCATATCCGCAGCATCTTGAGCTGATAGTAGCTCACCAGTCTGTGCGTGATGTTGCTGCATGAGTTCCCATACGACATCGTAAGCGTCATCATTATGAATCAATTCGTATTTATCAGGATCGGCTTTAATGTGTTTGAAAGTATCAGCTTTATAAGCCTCTACAGCTTCATTAATAGCCTGCTCTGCCGCTTTTGCCTGTTCGTCTTTTTCTTTTTGACGAGATGTCTTTACTTCGTTAATCTCACGTCGCAAAACTGAGATTTCATCTTCTTCAACTTGGGCTGGCTCATCGGCCAATGACAATAGAATGTCATCGATTGATAAGCCCAATTCTTTAAGGGCTTCTGATGGATTTTGTTTGGCTGTGGACTTCAGCGCTTTAAGCTTTTCTACTTCTGAGCGTTCAGAGTTGAGTTGAGCTTTCTGGGCATCGAGTTTTCTTTGTTCACGCTTGTAAGCTGCAAACTGAGAAGACTTGTCTGGGTTAGATTCAGCTTGTGGTTCAGTTTTAGTCTCAACCTTCTTGGGTTGGTTTTGAACTGAGGCTACAGCTGCTTCTATTCCTGCGTGATCAATTTGATCGTCCATAATTCTTTATTCCTGTTTGAATTTATATTTCTTAGGGGTTCGCCCTACGGGTTGAGGTGAGCCACCTTACTGCCCGCAGAGCGTTGAAGTGAAAGGGTTTGAGCTAATTATTTAAGATCGTCTTGAGTGAGTTGTTTAAGGATATCGACAAAGGTGTCGTCAAGTGTTGAGTCAGTGCGTTTTGAGAGCACTTCAGCGATACGTAATAGGGCTCTTGTGAGCACTCTAGAGCCGACTACTTTTAAGAAGATGTTCATACGGGCAATCCTTGCGGTTGAAATGGAAGCATATCCGATACTGGAGCAGCTTCAGGTTGAGCGATTGGTTGAATAGGCGGTGGCGCCTCTGTGACTTCAGGAGCTTTCAGGTTTAAAAGCCTATTGCACTCTTGCATGTATCTCAGTAAGAGACTTAAGTGCAACTCAGGCACAGCGTCGATACGTCCTTTTAAGAATGCGTTCTGGGCAACCTTGATAGACAGTTTAAGGTTCTGTTCAGGCTCTGGAGGAGTGTATACACCCTCGTCGATCATTCTGTAGATATCCTGCTCAATGACCTTCTGAGATGCCAGGTCAAGATTGAAGTAGGATTCCAAGTCAGGGAATTGGAGTAGCTGTGGAGCTGCCTCTAATGGGATAATGCCCATCTGAACCAACGTGTTTACCATTTCCAATTTGCCTGCAGGTGTAGATGGCAATGAAGATATCGGAAATACCTTTGTAGTATATTCATCGTCTTGCATACGCACTTCAGACCATTTGATTGACTTGATGAACTTGCCGTCGGATCCTTTAATCTTCAGCTTCTTATTAGACTTATAAAGGTCCTCGGAGAAGTCGATAATGATCCTGGTCAGGTCTACAAATAACTGCTCATAACACTGCGATATGATTGAGAATCTTTCGGTTTCAATCTCGTTATAAGTGGTAAGAGCTACACCTGAGTTTAGTCCTGCTGGCTTTTGTGAGCCTGCTGAGAGTTCAGATACACCGGACATGCGGTAAGCTTGCTCAATGAGCCACTTAAGGTGATTGTATGCCTCAGCATTCATTGCTGTGGGGGTGAAGTAGATCGGTGGTGCACCATCGTATTTAATCACTGCGCCGATTTGGTTGTTCAGCTGATTTGTGGCGATGCTTGAGCCGTTCTGTATTGCGACTTTAGGCAATGCGACAAGGTCTAGGCTTGTCTGAATGTTCTTCAAAGTTTGATTAATTGAAACTTGTAAAGACATTACTTCTTCAGCTACACCGATACCAAAGAATCCTGCTAGGGCATCTGACCATCTCATAAAGACAAATGGAAAGTAGTCCTTCTTATAGTCCTCGTAAAACAGGGTGCAGCTGTCGATTGAGATCATATGCACACCATGTTTACCCTTGGTTGGTAAGTGCCATGACTCTACAACCTTAATTACGTCAATCACTGAGTTTGTATCAAAGTCAGATGCCGTATGGGCTGACAGGATTCTTGACGCTTGTTCAGGATACTCAGCTAATAGCACAGAGCGGGCTACATAGAATATCTGATGCATCTGCTTAGGCTGTTTGTATATGCCGTCTGCATAATCAATTCTTAAGTCATCTGTGAACACTCGCTCAAGCTTAATCTCTTGAGTCTCTTCATCGATAAGGACTTTCAGAGCGCCTGTGCCAAACACAGCTGCGTCTTTGAACACGAGCTTGGCCTTGTCATAGGCAGATTCTTTGTAGAAAACGCCTTCGATGTATTGAGTGAGACTTTGAGCTTTCTTCTGCTGAGCGTAGTTGCCACCTTCAGTGAGGAACATTGGCTTAGGCTTGACCTTAGCAATCTTAGCCTGGGCTGTATCTACAATGGACTTCACCACATTAATAGTAGTCCTGGGCGTGATGTAAGTGTTGTTTGTGGTCTGAGATGCCTGTGCGAATCTGAACTGACCAAAGCCTAGCATATCCTGGAACGAATACATCTTAGCAAATCGGATGTTCTTCTGATGCCACCCAGCTTGGGATTCGTCGATCTGGTTTACGGTCGCCTGGACAGCCGCGTAAGCTTCATCTTCTGGTGTTTGCCACCAGTCATAGTTTGTGAAATTCATTTATATTAGCTCCGGCTTGAGTAGAAAAGGTCTTCGTCTGGATCGTAAGGTTTCGACGCTGGGATCTGAGTTTCAATTGTGGCTTCAGGCAGAATGGGCTTAGAGATCTTCACGTCTCCAATTTCCAACGCGTTGACCTTGTACTTCTGCATTAAAAGGAATATCTTTTCGAGTTCATCAATAGTCATCGTAGTACTGCTCCTGGTGCATTTGTCTGTATCTTTCACGTTCTTCTTCCATCGCCTTCATAGCGTAAGCTTGAGTGTTCATGGCGTGTGATTGAGCTGTCTGGATAATGGGATACATAAATCTGGTTAAATAGTTAAATGCATCACAGAGATCATTCTTACAAGAGGCTAGCTCTTCAAAGATATTCGCTCTGCGCTTAGTCTCATTCCAGATGAGATTATTCAGCTCGTCCTGGAGTTGAGTTGTCGACTTGTCTACAAGCTTGATCTTCGAATTATTAAACTCAGTGTTTATAATGCCGATGAATCCACGCTTATCGTGCTTCTCAGATACCGTAATTGGAATTGAGTAGCGTCTGCGAATTTCTTCTAAGACCTGCTTAGATGCACCGTCTGCTATGATCTGGTCATAAGCGAATGTCCTTCTGATGCTTTCTAGTTTCTCTCTGACCTGGGTTGCATCCAATTGAGAGTGCTTCTCAGCATGAACGATGTATAGCATTGGGTCACCGGCTATATATGCTCCTACCACAAAAGCTGTCGCATCGTTAAACCCTAGGTCAAGTCCTAGCTTATACATTACCTGTTGGCCTTTTGGTGGAGGCATGAACGGTATCGTATGTCTGGTCTTATCGAATTGGTATACACGTGCATCAGATGCTACTGCCCACTCGTTTAAGTGAGTTTGTCGAAAGCTTGAGTCATTATAGATATTTGGGTTTAAAGCGACCTTCTGCTTTATGTCAGCATCCCACAGGGTGGCCATATGAGGATTGTCATAAGCGGTCCACTTAAACACAGTCCAATCCGATCTACGACCTGTTGCGGCTTCAAAGTATAAGCCGTGATGCATGTCAGATGGGTTGGATGCTAATACTATAGTGCCCTGGGTATCTGTTGTGGCTGGCTGAAGCTTTGAGTATACAAACGTCTCAATGTCTTGCTCTAAGAATCCTGCTTCATCTATAATCACTAGAGTCCATTTAGAACCTAAGGCTTTGTTCATCTCTCTTGGACCAGCGTCAAGACCGATCATTTGAATCATCGAACCATTAGCGAATGTATATTTGAGCTTGGACTTATTGAAGTCGAACCTTAAGCCTTTGCGGTCATGCAGAGTCATCATGATGTCAGCATGCATAATCGTCTCTGACATCTGCCTTGTCTTAGTGACGTAGAGAATCTTGGCCTTGGGTTTAGACAGAGCTGTCTGGCACATGTATATGCCACAAGCAAAGCTCTTACCTGCCCTGCGCGTAGTCTGTAAGCATTTAAGCCTTGCCGGATGATCAATGAATTCTTTCTGCTCTTTAAACAAAATATCATCGAACATTGTCAGTTCAGCTTTACGCCTTGCAGCTTCACGCAGGATTGCGATGGCTGCAGACTTATTCATTCGGCTACCACATAGCTTGCTACGGCTGTGATTGGGATGTTCACAGCTAGGGGTTTTGAACGTCCATTTAGAAAGCTGTTCTTAGGCACGATCGTGACATAGAGATTGTCATACAGAGTAATGGCGTAGTCAGCACTGGTAAAGAAGTCTTTGCCTTGGCCGCCGACATTAGTGATCTTCAAAAGAGATACAGCACTCAGGTTTTGAACGTAAGTGACTGGTTTAATTGGGCTATTCGTTACTTTTGACATTTCTTTAATTCCTTAAGAATGGGTTGTAAATGAGTTTATATTTATCTAAAAGAGAGTCAGCGTGGTGTGGCGTATGGCTCACAAAGGTTGTCTTAGACAAGTCCAGTGCGTGCTCAACCAGCTGCTTGGCTATATACGATTTGCGTAGATAATGCTTCACGTAGACGTAGTGGATTATGTTCGTAGTTGGCAGCTGCTCATAAACTACATAGCCATAAATCTCATCGTGATTATCTGGGTTGCAAGC